CATTCCTAACGAGAAGGTAGTGCTCACGCCTATTCCCCCTATAGACTCTTGCCCGCCGTGCGAGCCAGAAGATGATGCGGTTGTCTTAGAGAGCATCCCTGCGTCTGTATGTCCGTGTCCTCCTCTACCTGATCCTATAGTGGTTCCATTATCAAGAAAAATTAAAGTGACTAAAATAGAATTGTGCTATAAAGAATTTGTGCTAGCAGTATCTACGACAAAGCACTGTGACACTGGTCCCAAATGTCGCCCTGGCGTATAAATAGTCATAAGAATCTAAGAGAAGATCAAACAAAAAAGAAGAGACTATACAACTAGAAAATACGGGTTTTCTAACGATCAACAGTTTATAGACTACATCTATGATTTATATCACACCATGGCAATGACACCCGAAATGATTAAAAGAGTCATTGGATGTGATAAATCGACCGTAGAAAGGAGGTGCGTATGGGTATGCCAACGGCTAGATTAGCTGACTTGTGTACCCGGTTAGCCGGGCATCATTGCTTTCCTCCACGCCCCAATGTCCAAGGGAGTGAGAATGTATTCGTGAATAGTAGACCTCATCATAGAGTGGGCGATGCTTGGGCGATCCATTGCTGTGGACTCAAGTGCCATTCCAGTGTGACTTGCACTGGAAGTTCTACGGTTTTTGTAAACGGGAGACCTGCGGCGAGAGTGGGCGACACAGTTTGCTGTACCAGTAAGATTATGACAGGTTCATTCAACGTTTTCGAAGGCTAAAATGTGGCTCAATTATATAAAATAACTCACCATCCAACTCGGTCTTATCTATCATCGGTTCTTGTTGGAAAGAAGGTAAGTCATACCTTGATCGTTTTCAAGAGCACATGAAACGGTAAAGGCGGAGTTTATATCAAGAAGTTAATTGAAGATGGTGCTATAAAAGAAGATTTTCAAATTGAACTACTTGGAACATACCCTCTTGAAGAGTGCCTCGATAGAGAAAAGGCGTTAGCGATGACTTCACTATTTCCGAAAGGATTAAATGGTAATGCTGGAACATTTATATTACAGACTGAAGAAGTAAACGAGAAAAAAAGAAAAGCCAACCTTGGGAAAAGACATTCTGATGCAACTAAACAAAAATTGAAAGAAAAAATGAAAGGGGTTTCGAGAACTGAAGAGTTTAAGAAAAGAGTGAGTGAATTCCATACCGGCAGAAAACGATCAACAGAAACCTGTGAAAAGATTGGCGCGGCGCATAGAGGAAAAACTATTAGTGAATGTCATAAACAAAAACTTCGTATTGCTCATACACGGAAGAACAGGATTTCGTCATTCGGAAGAGACTAAAGAAAAGATTCGTCAAGCCAATTTGGGTCATACTGTATCAGAAGAAACTAGGAAAAAACTTCGTGAAATAAATCACGATAATAGTTTTTTCGGATCTGAAAAAGGTAAAGAAATGGCAAAGAAAAGAAATAAAAGATTAATAGAAGAAGGACGACATCCGAGTCAAATTTTACATTTGTGCCCACATTGCCAAAGAGAAGTTTCAAAAACTACGTTAACAAGATGGCACGGAGATAGATGTAAGACGATTTCAAGGGCGGTTAAGGAGACATAAATGCAAGAGCTAATTCACTATTCAGATATAGGTATGGAATGGATTCCACATCCACTCACAGGAAACATCAATCCTAAGAAAAACGTAGATGCGATTAGGCAATCAGTTAAGAACTTATTCTTACTTGAACCGTACGATATTCCCTTTATACCGCACACGTTTACGAATCTCCGATACTATTTGTTCGAGAACATCACTAATATAACAGTTGCGAATCTTACAAAAAGAATAGAATGGACTATTGCGACTTATGAGAAAAGAGTGAAACTTCACGATGTTAAAGTTGTACCTTTTGAAACTGATGATGGCATAGAAGTGACCATCACCTACCTTATTAAAGCTCTCAACATCGTCGATAAATTCGTCCAGTCCTTTCAACGAGTTCGTTGAACGACAAAATTGGAATACAAAAAGGAACACTTAAATGATAACAACAAGCGAACTCCCCGTAAATAGTCTAGATTACGATGACATTAGAGAAAACTTAGTGTCGTTTCTCCAAAGTCAAACCAATCCTGACGGGTCGCCAGTATATCAAGACTTTAACTTTCAAGGCAGCGGTATATCTACTCTTATCAATCTTTTGAGCTATAATACTCATTACATCGGTTATTATGTCAAGATGATGCTGAATGAGAGTTTTATTGATAGTGCGGTGAAAATGGAGAGCTTATACAGCAAAGCCAAACTCACCGGGTATGTACCTAGGAGTAGAACTAGCGCCAGAGCAACTCTTTCGCTATCCATAGACATCGATCTAACAAATCCTGCCCACAGAGAGCCAAGCAGCAGGAGCATCTTAGTACCTCGTGGCACCAACTTCTCCGCAGCCAACAGCAACGCCGACCAGCGAATCTTCTATATTGTCGATGACGTATTCGTTAAAAACGTCGATTACTCTGTGCCTAATATGGTGACATATACGAGTGATGGCTTTACTGTCTACGAAGGCAAGCTACAAGAATGGAAGTTCAGGACAGATTACACCCTCCTAAACCAGCGATATGTTATCCAAGATAGAACGGTAGACATAGACACTATTAGGGTATTCGTGGTTCCTGATGGTGGTTCTGATACAACTAACGGAGAAGAATACAGGTTAGCGTCAAGTGTCTTCGATATCGATGGAGAGAGCTTGGTGTACTATATCAGTACGCAAGAAGAAGGATACTTCGAGATTATCTTCGGTAACAACGTATTCGGCAAAAAACCTTCGAATAAATCTATCGTCTTTGTCTATGGGATTAGTAGCAATGGCGAAGCTGGGAATGGCTGTAAGGTGTTCCGTTTCCACGCCCCCTCTCAAGGTATTCCGACAGAACACAACATCGGTAACTGGGAGGACTTCGTCGTAGTCACAGAGCCTGGTACGATCTCTAGCGGTGGTGTCGAGGCAGAGGATGTAGAGTCTATGCGCTTTACGATCCCACACCACTACCGTAGGCAGAACCGTTTGGTTACTGATGGAGACTATCGCTCTATCATCTTGAGTGAGTTTAGGAACATCGACAGCATCAACGTCTGGGGTGGCGAGAAGAACTACTATAAGGACTATGGCAAGATATATATTAGCGTTAAACCCAAATACGCCGACAAGCTCACTCTGACCGCTAAGAACGATATCACAGATAGACTCATTACGAGATACAGCGTGGTAGGCATGGAACCAGTGTTCGTAGACCCTGAGTTTGTCAATGTAGAGCTGAGTGTTTATGCGAAGATAGACACCAAGAAAACGAATAAATCGCTAGGGCAGTTTGAGAGAGATATCAACGCAGTTATCACCGAATACAACGCAACAACGCTCAACGTGTTCGACAACTTCCTGAGCGATGTAACGATGCTAGACTTAGTTATGGAGAGCGACCCGGCGATAAAGAGCTGCTACTCGAAGAAGGTGCTCAATAAAGATCAGAGTATCATCTATGCTTCGATGATAGAGAACGTGATGCAATTCAGCAACCCGCTTTTGCCCGGGGTTAAGAGCAGCGACTTTATCTATGGACAGACGACTTGCTATTTCAAAGATGATTTAGACGGAAAGATCTACATCTACAACAAGGCGACTGGTGCTAAGTTCATCCCGGCGATTAGCGGCTTTGTCGATTACGAAAGAGGTGCTATTCATTACACCCTTCCAGCGTTTGCGAAAATGGCTGAGAATGATTATGGGTCTTCTGGCACTATCAATTTCACCGCAGTTCCTGTTAATCCGGATATAGAGACGTTCTTGCAGAACATTATCCGCATAACTAAAATTAGAGTGATCCTCGCCAATGCGTAACTATATTTCGCCCATTATCCATGCTAGACTGCCTGGGTTTCTAGCTTCAGATTACCCCAGTTTCTTAAAGTTTATCAAGCACTACTATGACTTCTTAGAATCCAATGGAAACCCGTTAGAGATACTGGAGAACTTTAGAGAAAGACTAGAGGTCAACAACGAAGTTGACCTCTATATCGATAAAATTGTAGCCGAATTGGGCTTTGACGTGTCTCGTCCGTATATCATCCCCAAGAAAGAACTCGTGATTCATCTTAGAGACTTCTATCTTAGTAGAGGTAGCGAAAACTCATTCAAGTTCCTATTCAAAGTTCTTTTCAATGATTCTGTTCAGATCGAGTATCCTCGCGACAGACTATTCACGTTAAGTGGCGCGACTTATACCGGTAACTTCTACGTTTTCACGACAGCGGTAGATGAAGACACCCCAGAGTTTCAAAAGCTCATAGACGCCATCAGAGACCTAAACATCACCATCCGTGGTGTGTCGAGTAACATCGTCTCCGGAGTTGAAGATATCCAGATTGTAGTTAGCAAGAACAAGCACTTTCTCAAGATACAGATAGACTCTGCCTTAAAGAACTATCTACCGTATGAGGGTGTGATCATAGAAGTCGCAAGCGATCCGAGCATCCACATACGCGAATATATTATGAACACCCTAAGCATTCAGGTTGAACAGGGTGGAAAGGGATATCGAGTTGGAGACAGAATCACATCTTCAGGCTGCGGGATCAATGGCGTCGCAACCGTAGCATCATTGGCGTCCGGCAGCATTCAGGCGCTGAGCATAGTCTCTCCAGGCTCAGGATATGCTGTAGGCGATAGAGTCGTAACCCAGAACACAGTCAAGGGGCACTCATTCTCAGCAGTTGTTAACTCTGTGGGCACACTCGCTGATCCTCCGGTAGGGGCAATTAGACACATCAAAATCTTAAGTCCAGGATACGATTATGAGGCAGTGCCTGACATAGCAGTGATTAGCTCAACAGGAACCGGGGCAGTGCTCGACGCAGACAGCGATCAGATAGGCAAGATTCGCAGCATAGAGATCATAGAGCCGTTCGTGGACGCTATAGACCTTTCATCAGTGACTTATTCGATAGAGTCAGACGAAGGGACAGGAGCTGTCTTGGTTCCTGAAGCTAAGACAGTTTACACGGAACGAAGCTCGTTTAAGAATATGAAAGGCGCTCTTGAGGTGAACTGCATTATCTTAGACAGCTACTATTTCCAGCAATTCTCATACCTCTTGCGATCTTCTGTTGCCCGATCAGAGTATGACCCAATTGTCGATGAAATGGTTCACCCTTCGGGGTTCGTAAGGTTCGCAGTGTTAGAGCTCTACTCAGCATCAAATCTCGGCGCAATTGAGGAATGGAGTAATGGATCAGAATGGCTAACTAGCCGAATCAGCATCGGTAATCGAATCAAGATTATGGAAATTGATTCGACATTCTCCGTCATCCCCACCACCAGCCCCAACCCCACCAGAGCGACGCTCAGATCGCCGAGACCGGTCGCGACATGGCTGTCCAGGAAGGCCTTTACATCCCCGCCGACCAGGCGCACGGATAGCTTATTGAATCCCCCGAGCAGCCCAACATCCGGGGTTCGCCATGCTCTCGCTGTTCAAACGCAAACGGGTGCCGCCCACTGCCAGCGCGCCGCCGATGCCCACATCGCCCGCCGAGCCCGAAACCAACCGCAACGTGGCGGTCTACCTCAACGCCGCGACCTGCATCGTCAAATGCTTCGAAGACCAGGCCGCCGGGCGTCTGGCGATGGACGGCAACACGCGCAAGCG